GAGGGTTGGTTTGAGGCATATGCAGTCCTAGGGGACGACGTCGTGATTGCTCATCGCGGCGTGGCCTTAGAATATACACGCCTTATGGAGGATTTTGGAGTGAATATTGGCTTCCATAAGTCAATAATTTCCAAGAACCGTTCATTGGAATTCGCCAAGCGCTTTTTCTACAAGGGGGTAGAGGTAACGCCTTTACCACTTGTGGCGATTGCCGTTTCGTGGATTTCCGTGAACGGGGTCCCCGAAGTCTTAACGAGTCTTCGGGCCCGGGTTGGAAAGTTCCCTTCATTGTATCAAGTGGGACGCAGTCTAGGATTCGGCTTCAAGGCATCCTCATCCTCGGCAACCAGCCGGGTTGTGAGTCTGCCTCGGCGTCTCCGGGATGCAGTCTTAGTCTTATCACGCCCTGGCCCATTTCCTTGGTCCCGTAAGGATTTATGGGAGTGGTTCAGGTTACGTTCCACAGTAGCGACGACTGATGTACCGTCTTCCGGTATCGCGTCAATAACATCTTTTGTTTATCATTTGATGGCTTCCCGCCCCTCTGCCGGTATTCGTAAGGCATTGTATCGGGCATTAGTGCCCTTTACCTTACCCCAAGAATGGGCCGAAGAGGAGGTTGGACTGCATGAGTGGTGGGCGAATTGTGTGAAAGCGCCATATCGGGAGCCGATGCTGGCAGTTATTACTGAGTATGAGACTAAGGTGTTTCAGATCCAACAGCGAGATGTCAAAACAGAGGAGGATATTTCCGCTCTGCTCGACTCTTTTGAAGCGATCGAATCCCTGGCGTGCCGTCTCCCTGTCAAGGTCGAACTAACTCGGAATGTCAAGGACGTCGTCCATGGCAGCTCTGAGCGTTTTCCCAAGACGGTGCGGCGGTGGCGACAGGTTAATAGACGCTTCGGATCGTCTCCTATTCCTGAGCAACTACCTCGCGTTCGGCCCATGGTTCATCGGGGAGAAATCCCTGAGAACTGGGGTCGAGACGAGGATAGACCTTGGTAATAGTGAGAGTCTCGCTGACACCCAGTCTGGTGAGATATTCTTGGTGGTGTGACAACCGCCTTGAACTTAACGTAGCATTCGACGCCCTCTAGCCCTTGTGAACCTAGTCCCGAGAAGGGGAACATTGGTTATGGCACAAGTATTCGAAAGCATCTTCAGCTTCAC